CCTTGTGTTACCGTGTTAACAATAACGTCTGCGTCAAAGTGTGTTTTTAGTTTGTCTAATAAGTTGTAATATCCTGTCATCTTTTTAGTTTATTTAATTGGCGTTGTTCAATTTCTTGCTTTTGTTTTTCGAAGGTAAGATAGGTGAGACATTGAGTAAGTCGATAACTGGTGACTGTGTCAAATCTTGTAACGTCTCCTTGAGCGAGTGCATAAATTGACTGATACCAACCCCATTGTTTTCCAAATTGAGCTTGTTCGCTAAACTCGTTTCCGTCTTCTTGTTCGTTTTTATCTGCCGCTCCAAATAAATAAGCGTAGCTGTCAATAATTCGCTTCCTAAATTCCAAAAAAAAACACTTGAACTTATTGCTATATCAACAGGCGTGAACTTCATTAACTCGTGCATTTCTTCCATTGGTGTATAATCAACTATTTCGTACTTGTCTTTGAACTTCATTTTAATAGGTCGATACATAACAGCCATTGCTTTGTGGTAGTCTTCCCACTTTAACAAATTGTTTTCTAAATCTACGTATTCGCCAAAACTTATTTCTTCAAGATTAGTTATAAATCCAAATTCTTGTGTGCCTATTTTAAACGTTGGTTGAAACTTTGGTTTTTCGCTAAACAACTTTGTAAAGTGTGTTATTAATTCGTTTAAACTTGTCAACTTCATTTTGACAATATCCTTTAATTCAATACCGCAGAATATTTGAACCATTTTTTGTGCTATAAATTCTTCGTCGTTGCTTCCTTGCTGAACCTTTAAAAATTCTTGGTAGCTTTTTAATGGTATTTCACTTAAAGTAGTTGGTACGTTTATTTCTAACTTCATATCTTAATAATTAATTATTCGTGTTTTTGTTGTGTTCGTTTTTTTGTATGTAATCGTAAGCTTGTTTTAGCATATTAATATCTCGGATGTCTCGTAAATAAATACGAACCTTTACACCTTTTTTTTGGTAGATGTAAATTTGTACCGCCTGCATCATTACTTCTAAATCGTTCATCTTATAAAATATAAACCTTTTGTTGGATTGTCTAATTGATATGCTACTGCATACCTTAAAGCATCTATTGCGTGGTTGTGTTTGTCTATTGGTGTTTTTGACTTCTTCTCAAGCCAAGAATAGTTGTTTAGTTCTTTAATTAAATCTATGCTATCTTCTGTAATTACAAGGTCGTAATCCTGTAGTAAACTTATTCCGTAAATTACAGAGTCTGCACCTTTGATTGTAGGTACAACATTATTTCCTAAAGCGTTTAGTTCGCTTATTAATCGTGGTTCTGAATTGTCACCTACTATTAAATCTTTAGCTGCAAACTCTGAATTTAACCTTGCTATTTGGCTTGTGGTTAGCGCCTGCTTGTAGTACAATAGTTTAACGTAAATTATTTTGTTTGCTTTGTCTATATTTGTCTTGACTAAAGTTGTAGGGTCTGCACTAAATCCGTAGTCTTGACCGTACACACTTACACCAACTTCTTTAAAGTCTCCTATCTTCCAATTGGTAAATATAACTCCTTCAGCTTTGTCAAGCCAACCGCCAAGTATTGTGTGTTTGTACTTTTCAGGTCTTCGTTCTTTTATGTATTCAACCTGTTTTAAAAAAGACTCGGATAGGTTTTCGATGTTGTCCAAGTACGTTGTATGTATGTACGTGGTATCGTTTTTTATTAGTGTTGTGCCTTGTTCTATTCCTTTGCTTTCAAAGAACTTATCGTATATAAAATGTTCTTTTGTCGTTGGATTAAGAATAAGAATAACTCGGTTTTGTTTTGTCTTGTGCCTTATAGACAAATCAATTTTATCGAACGTGTCTTCGTCTGTAAGTTCTTCTGCTTCGTCAAGAACCCACGTTGTAACTCCTTGTAAAGATTTTAAATTTGCCGTTTGTGTTCCAGAACTTGTCTTTATTCCTTTGAATATTATTTTGCTTCCTGTTTGTAGGTTTATTATTTCGTCTTTTGTTACGACAAATTGGTCTTGCATTTGCATCAACTCAATCTTTTCTATAAATTCTGGAATGATTGAAATGGATGCTGATACCAAAGTATAACGTGTAAACAAAACAACGTGTCCGCTTTCCTTCGTAAGTAATAACAGGAACGTTGTAACGCTGTAAGACTTGGACGAACCACGACCACCTGTTACAATAAAGTAACGTGAAGGACTACCTAAATAATTAAACTTCGGGTTTATAACTATCAATTCGGAATAGGTCTTTTACATCAAAGTCTGTAACACTTAAATTTGTATCGGTTGTTTGTTTAGGTTGTCCAAATGCGCTATCCATAACCGCTTTGTAAGCATTAACATCGCCTTTACTTGCTTTGGTTAACATCGCTAAAGTAATTACTTCTTCTTGGCTTAATTCTTCAACTTCGCCTGTGAGTCCGTTTTTTTGTTTGGTTATTAAGTCAAGATATTGCCTTGCAACTGTAGCTCGGTTCTTACTTCCTTTTGGTCTTCCGTTTGGATTTCTTACTTCGCCTTTTGTTGCAGGTTTTAAATTTTCATCGTTAGCCATTTCTTCTTATTTTTCTCTTATTACTTTGTTAATTTCATTCTGCGTTTTTCTTCTTAAATTTCTTAAAGGTTGTGTAATTTCTAAATGTTTAATATTGGTTATTATCCATTCTTTGTTTGCTCCTTTTTTATTTAAGTATTCAATTGCTTCAGTCAACCGCATTTTCTTCTGTTGTTACTTCTTCTGTTTGTTCTGGACTGTACTCGTTGTAAATTACTCTTAACTTACTTACTAAATCACGTAAACAACTTGAACAAGTGCTGAAGGTTAAACGTTGGTTTAGCACTCTGTTGTTAATTGCTATTAGACTTGTTTGTTCATCGCTTGTAAGTGTGTTCGTGTTTTGCTTAAAATAAGCGTCTAACGTGTTAAACTCGTCTTCTGTTAAACACAATGGTTTTGCATACGGAAATAGTTTGTTTAACTTTTCTTTTCTTTCTTCGCAACCGCAGTCTTCACCGGCAATAAATTTAACGAGTTTATCAATTCCTGTTGCTTCTGTAATCTTTGCGATTGTGTCGCCTAATCCTTTACTTTTCATTTTTTCTTTTTTATTAGTTCGTAATCTTTATTTATAAAATCTTCGTAGTCTTCACCTACGTTATTTTTAATTCGTTTTTTGCAAGTCTTAACAGTATTAAATATACTTGTTACACTTATGTTAGTTTCACTACTTATTTGTCTTAAACTTTTATTCGTGTTTTTGTAAAGTTCAAATAATTGTTTGTCGTACCAGTGCCAACTATCACATTCAATATCTACGTTATTTAATAAGTCGTTGTAAGCTTCGTTTTCTTCGGTGTTGTTTTCTTCTGCTAAATTGTAAACATCGTCTAAAGGTATAAATTTGATTTTGTTGTTTTTGTTCACGTGCTGAAGAAAAGTATTTTTTAAAGCCAACCACATATAACCCTTACTTATGTTTCCGTCTTTGAATAGTTTTTCTTCGCTGCTCCACTTCATTAACATTATATAAGTTTCCTGTACTATGTCTTCGGCAAAAAAGTATTCGCCAAATTGATTAACCATTTTAACCCATTCGTTATGATGCTTTGCAACTTTAGTTAACCATTCCAATTTTTAATTGTTTAGATATTAAGCAAATGTATGATTAATTTTTCAACAATAACAAAACGAATTTATTAACAATTAGTTGTGTACAACAAAAAAAGCGCAAACAATTAAGTCTGCGCCTACGTTTTTAATATAAAAATTTTATCTATTTACGAAGTAATCTATTTTTTTAAGCGTTGAAAGTGAAACGTCTTTGCCTTCTAAAAAGTTTGTAAGCTGGAAAAAGTGAAATTTATTTCCTTTGTCTTGTATTTCTTTTACGATGCTGTTTCGTGTTTTTAACCTTAAAATCTTTTTTACTTCAGTTCGTAACTGCTCGTCTTGTATGTACATATCAAAACGGTAAGTCATCGTTATCGAAATTGCTTTCGTGTATAATTGTTTGCTTTAATGTACTATTAATTTTTGTATTTTGTGGCTCATTTTTATTTATTTGTGGCTCACTTTTTACAAATGGTTCACTAAATGAAGCCGACATAAACTTAACTCCTTTCGCTGAAGTCTTCAACCATAACGCTACTTCCATATCCTTGCCGTTTACGTTTACTTTACCTTTGTAGTCTGGATGGTTTTCCGCTTTTTTGTTGTCGTTCTTAAAGATTGCACCTGTGTTGTTTCTTGTTTCCATTTTTATTTATTTAAATTGTTTGTATTCGTGTTTTAGTCGCTCCAAGTAAAGAACAAAGTCCATTGCTTCTTCCTGTGCGTGTGTAAGCCATTCTAACGTTGTTAAATCGGTTCGTTCTAACGTTGTCTTGTATTTCTTTATTCCTGCTTCCGAACGTTCTTTAAATTTAGCCATTACGCTTAAAACGTTTTTGTCTTGTATTTGTATGTTCATATCAACCAATTAAATAAATTGTAAATACCAACGGCAGCAAAACCATAAATTGCTATCCAAATAATAATTGCTATTGTTTTTTCTTTCATATTGTTTCAATTAAACTGTTAAAATAAATTCTTGCTTCTTCAACCTTTGTTTGTATTTCCCAAATTACAGTTTCGTCTCTTTCAATTTTAAAGACTTTTACTTTTGTTTGTTCTGGCAAATGGTCGAAGTTATGTTTCTTTTCTACGTATTCTCTAATTTCTGCGTCTTCGTCAATTTTAAATTGTTTCCAATGTTCACGTCTAATTTCGTCTTCAACTATTTCTAAAGGTGTATTTACTAAACAATAACATAACAACGCTTCGGTCTTGCCTGTTAGCCACATATAACCCTGTAATTGATAGTAATAATCTTTAGTTGGTATTTCGTCTTCAAAGAACGGAAACGTGTGAGCTTCGTAACTGCATTTAATATCAAGTAAAATTTCATTCGTGTTTACGTCGGGTGTTCCTGTTATCCAATCGTTGTTAAAATGTTCTTCGTTCTTAAATATAAACCCTAAACTTAAAACATCGTTTACTAAACTTATTGCTTCGTCTTCGCATTGTAAACCTTTGTCCGTGTAACGTGAACTAAACTCTTTTTTAATTCCGTATTTTTCTTCCAAAACAAGTTCTTGTATGTAACTCTTTGCTGTTTTGCTTAATGTCTCGGTCTTGGTGCGTGGAGCGGTCATTAACCGCCCCAATGCTGAACAACGTATTTTCATCAGTAAATCCATTTTAAAAATTTACGAATAAGTCCTATTTCTTGTTTTTGAACTGAATAAATAACTTTTGTTTCTTCCTTCCCTATGTTATGACCTTTAGAACGTCGTTTAATTAATTTAGGTTCGTTTTTAATTATTTCTTTATTTTTTGTAGGTCGGTATT